AATGCAATATAGTGAAGGTAAAGACAATTCGCATTTTATGTGGACACCAAACACACTGGATATCTTGGCAGAAGATTGGACCATTGTTGAATAAAGGTAATTCAGAAGGTACCTGATTTGGGTACTTTTTTGTTTTATAAAAATCTATGAAAGGAGGAACGGAGCCAAATGGCGAAAAAACTAAAAAACCTAAATATTACAAAGGTAGATTTTGTGGATGCCGGAGCAAATCCAGAAGCTCATGTAAAGTTATACAAGCGAAATGGGGAAACGTCATCAGAAGAACCTATTGAAGAGGTACCAGAGACACTTTTAAAACGCATTACTGACTATATTGGGAAAGCCTTGGGGATTCATTCAGAGAGAATTGAGAAGAGGGGTGATGCTGAAAGCTTCGGCGAGAAGATGGATGAAGTAAAACGCCGAAAAATAGCAGATGAAATGTGGGATTTGTGTTTCGCACTGCACTCTTCCTTAATGTCAATTCTGAATGATGAGGAAATGGATAGTGCGGCGGCAAGCGATATGATGCAAAAGAGTGTTGAAGAGTTTGATGAGTATATTGCTACAGCGATTAATAGCTGGTCTCTTGGCAAATCTACCGGTGTAATGAAAAAGGGTAATGTTGCCACTGAATTGGATACTGAGGTTCTGGAACATATACGTGAAAACCTTGATAAATCAATTCAGAAGGCTAAAGAATCAAAAGAACAAATTCAAAAATTGAAAGGAGATTTAGGAGAAATGATTAAGATTGACAAATCTAAAATGAGCTCGGAAGAGGTTGCCGCTTATGAAGAAATAATTAAAAAGTATGGGGTTGATACAGAAGATATCGAAGATGGTAAAGGAGATGGAGCAAAGGAGGACCCTGTAGCAAAAACAGCTCATGCTATTCCACAGGGAACTGTATCGTTGACAGAGGAACCACAAAATCCGGTAGATGAAGATATTTACAAAGGGTTACACCCTGCAGTAGCTACGGAACTAAAAATGCTTAGAAAGCGTTCCGATGAAGCCGAGGAAAAAGAACTTTTTGACATTGCTAAAAAATACGAATTGATTGGCAAGAAACCGGAAGAATTAGTTCCAACGTTGAAAAGTTTAAAGGCAGCAGGAGGGACAGCTTACAATGACATGATAGGGGTTCTGGACTCGGCATTGGAAATGGCAGAGCAATCGGGGGCATTTTCCGAAATAGGAAAAAGCGGTGGCCATGGTGGAGCAGAACCGGATGCATGGGGCAAAATCGAAAAGAAAGCGGATGAAATTATGAAAGCGTCCCCGAATATTACGAGGTCGCATGCAATCACAAAAGCGTGTGAGCAGAATCCCGCCCTGTTACGTGAGTATGAAGAAAGTTTATAAGAGGAGGAAGAGAGTATGCAGTATATTGGAACAGGTATTAATGATTCCGCAACCATTGTTATGAATACAGCGGATGAGTTGGAAAAATCAAGAGCATTGGCGGTAAAATTTGACGCCAATGGGAAAGCAGTTTTATGCGGCGCCGGAGAAAATGCCATTGGAATCCTGGTTGCTGATACAAATGAAAAGGTTGATGCAGATGAACAGGTGAGTGTTCAGGTAAAAGAAATGGGAAGATGGGTTGCTGGCGGGGAAGTTATTCCTGGTGATGAATTGACTTCTGATGCTTCAGGGAGAGCCGTAAAAGCCGCTTCAGGGGACTTCATTATAGCCGTAGCATTAAGTGCAGCAGTAGAAGAAGGAACTATTTTAAAAGTGCAAATTGTTAAAGCAGGATACAAGCCAGCATAGGGGGGGAAATATTATGGGAGATATTATTAACACATCACAGATTATGAATATGATTGCAAAGGGATGGAAGCCAAATGCATATCTAAGCAATATGTCACAGGCTTTTTTTGCAGACAGAAATGATTTTGTGGCACGTAGAATCATGCCGATTTGTCCAGTGCAGTTATCCACAAGTTACTATTACACATTCAGCAGGGCAGATCTGGCAAGAGACAATGTATCAAGGAAGCCAGCATATGGAAAGGTTCCGCCGGCAATCATTGGCCACAAGGATGAAACCTATAAATGTGAGGTAGACCAGATCAGATTAGGAATCGACCAGATAGGAACCTTGGATTTTCAAAGAGCAAATTCGCCTGGTGCAATTGATCCAAGAAGATCCCGTGTACGTACGATTACGGAACAGATTGATATTCATCTTGACCGTATTTTTGCTGAAACATTCTTTCAACCTGGAGCATGGAAAAATGAATATGAAGGTGTAACTTCAAGTCCTTCCGGAAAGCAGTTTTTAAAATTCAATGATGCAAACTTCGATCCGGTACACTTTTTTGACAATAAGAAAAAGGAAATGAAACTTATGGGACGAAGGGAGCCGAATAAATTATCTCTAGGTTATGAGGCATTCCTTGGTCTTAAAGCACATCCAGATATTTTAGAACGTGTAAAATATTCAGGAAGCACACCAAACCCGGCGACAATTAATGAAAATGTATTGGCCCAACTGTTCGGTATTGAAGAGGTGTCTGTCCTGTCTTCCACATATAATGCGGCAGACGAGGGAATGGATGAGGATATGCAATTTATCTGTGACTCTAAAGGTGCATTACTTACTTATACGACAAATTCACCTCAGATCGATGAGCCGTCTGCCGGATATATTTTTACTTGGGATATGCTGGGGACTGGTCAGTGGATCGCAATGAACCAGTATGATGGAGAAAAGGGAGAATACACAGAATTTGTTGAAGGTTTGATTGCATACGACATGAAAAAAACCTCGGATGAACTTGCTATGTACTTTAAAGATTGTGTATAGAAGGAGGCTTATATGAGTAGTTATGTTTGCAAAAAGCCAATATCTTTAGGTAGAAATTCATATGCATGCGGTGATATTATTCCGGAGGGAGAAATTCTTCCGGAACGTGTCTTAATGCTGACGAAAAGTGGACATATAACCGGAATTGACAGTGGATTACTTGATGTTGTAGCAGAAGCAATCACTCCATTAGAGCCGTATGGAGCGAAAAAAGACGAAATTCGGATTCCAGTACCTATTACAACAGAAAATGGAACACAGGTGTTATTAGTGGGTACAGAGACAATAGCAGAAGCGATCCGTGTTATGCAACTGTCCGTAAAAGAGGCTGAAAAGGAAATTGCAGAGATTAAGGATGAAAGCACATTGATTATCTTGAATGCCTGTGATTCCAGAAAAGGAATTAAGATAGTGACGGAGGAAAGAGCGACCCAGTTACAACCTGCAGAGGATAAAGAATCGGAGACAGATCAAGAGGATGAAACATCTGCAGGTCAAATGAAAATGGAAGATTTGGAGGAAAGCGCAGGTGATGCGTAATGGCAGGAACTTATACTTATGAACCAGAAAAAATCTCTGAAAACGGAAAAGACCGTATGAGGTTTGAATTGGGTGATACCATGGTTGAGGGTGGCGCTGAAACATCCGCCCTTACAAATGAAGAGTATGATGTAGTATTAAGCATGTTTAAACTGCCTAAACAGTGGAAAAAAGCGAAACTGGCATGTCTTGAAAGTATTTGCAGACGCTTTGCATATGAGCCTGACACTAAGACTGGTCCATTGTCATTTTCATTTGGTGAACGTGCTAAACTGTGGCGTGAAGACTATAATTCACTAAAAGAGGACATTAAAAAGAATAGTATTTCCGTACCATCGTTGGGAGAGTCTGAAAATAAATCACCGTATTTTTATACTGGCATGATGTCTATGGAAGATGTGGGGTGTGACTCATGACTGGACCAATGAACTTTATGTATCTAAGACCGGGGAATCTGTGGAAAGATTTTGTAGTCGAAAAGAAAACAGAAGACTTCATTAACGGTGATTCAATCACAAAGTATGAAAAAACAGAAAACTTGGTAAAAGGTATTCTGGCAAATGCTGATACTGGTCAAAGCGAACGCATGAAACACAGATGGGATCAGGATCAGCATTCGCTTACTCATACAATAGTGAGCCGTGGAACACCTTTTGCAAAAAAAGGAGATAAACTCATTCTTGGAGACAGGGTGTTCTTGGTTCTACTCGTTGATGATCCTGGAAGTCTTGGTATCAACACTATCTACTATGTCGAAGAGAGGAATGATGTAAAATGAGTGGTGCCGGCACCGCTGTGAGAGCAGCTGTAAGGAAAGTCGTTGAAGAGAAAAACGATAAAGTTGTTGCCAATGGAATGAGAGCGGTAAATGCCATTAGAAATTCGGAATTGCAGGTTCTCAGTGGAAATCCAAGCCCTTCTCCTCCAGGGAGCCCACCTGGCCGGCGCAGCGGCCGATTAAGGCTTGCATGGACTGGTAGCGTTCGTGGCGGTGTCAGTGGCGGCGGAGGTGGTGTACTTATTGTACCAACGCTGGAGAGCGGTGCGTATTATTCCGGGTATGTAAATGATGGTACCCGGAAGATGGCAGCACGACCCTTCGCAGATAAAATAGCTGAGGGAGCTGTACCGGAAATTATGAGTATTTTTAGTTCAATATAAGGAGAAAGTATGTTAATAGTTAAAAATGAAGTTCTGCAATTTGATATCTCAAGTATTAAATGCGGAATGCTCATGTACGGAAAACACAAATTGTGGCCTGAAGGGAAAAGTGGATTTGTCACGCATGTGGATAGGAGTAAAATTATTGTGCAGTACCATCCCGGTATTTCTAATGTCACAAATCACTTTATAATCCCCGTCGAAGAAGTAACTGACTTGAAATGGGACATTCGATGGTCAAATAATCTTGAAAGTGTAGAAGTGTTTGAATCAGAGGAATCGGCATTGAACCATTTGGCTGATCTTAATTTGAGGTAATGATATGACGCTAAAAAAATTAATTAATGGTTGGTTTGTAAATAACGAGTCCATAGCATCGAAAATGGCTAAGTATTGTGGACAGCCGGCTATTTTCCACAAGATAATTCCTGATGATAAGCAGCAGGGATGGAATGGGAATCAGCAGTATCCACGGATATGTTACACATATGACATGCAGGTGAATAAAGAGCGTTCCAGTGTAGGTATGTTAAACGTAGCCTTATATTGCGATAGAAGTTCAACCATAATCTATGATCTTGAAGATGAAATAAAAAGGTGCCTGAAAGACGTGCTGATGAAGCCGGATAATGAGGCGCCTTATTGTTTTACCTGGGCGAGAACGGATGGGTTTGAATTTGATTCCGCAGGAGCAGTCGTACAGGGTGTGGATATCCGATTTGATATCCTGGAATATCCGAGTCAGGAAACTACTGACCCAGACCCGATTATGGCAATGCTGGTGTTTATCAAAGGTCAGTACCCTGATACCGTTGTGATTGGTCTGGATACACTGGAAGAATATACTGTCGCATCTGAAAAGCCTGTATTTTACTGTCGTGTTGAAAATATGGAAAAGGGGTTGGAAACCAATACAGTCGTGTGGATGGATTGCAAGATTGGGATACATGTAATTTATCCGGATGCACAAATAAGGCAAAAGATGATTGCCGGTCTGACAAACAAGCTGTCCCTTGACGGTCAGGTGAAGATGTTGGACGGCTCACCCATGAGGATGAAACGCCTGGTTGCAAACAACAAGGCTGACTATCTTACTGAAGGGCAGATTATGGCGGTTTGCCATTATGGATTGCTACGTTACAAAAGCAAAGGTATTGAACTTCATGGTGTAGAAAATGAAAATATAGGAGGATAGAACAAATGGCAGATGAAAAAGAAACAGGCAAAAAGGAAACTGGCACAAAATCGGGGACGCAGAGAAAAGCCACCGATGCGGATGTTCAGATTCCGGAAGAATCTGTTTATACGGTTGAGGATTTCCTTGCTGCCAGAACAACAGTATTTGGTAAAAGGGTGAGACCGGAATGCATCATTGCGGCATTCAAAATCGCAGGTAAGACAGAGACAACGGTAAGTGAAGCAAAGAAAATTGTGAATGATTTTCGGAATAAGGAGGTTAAATAGGGATGGGTGAAGTATTTTATGTCGGAGAGACAAAAACAAGGCCTGGGGCATATTACAATGTTGACAGGACGGATTATGCCACTGGTACCGACTCCATTTTAGGAATTGGCGGTTGTGTCTTTAAAGCGGACTTCGGTCCGTTAAACACTGTGGTTGAAGTGACGAAAAACAACTATACGGAGGTATTTGGAAATGCCCTGACTACGGATGTAATCAAGTATCTGTTCCTGGGTGGTGCGGTATCCGTTCTTGCTTGTCGCATAGGCAGTGGTGGTTCGGAATCCAAGCTAACTCTTACAGGAATTGGAACGATTACTGCAAGATATGTAGGTGAGAAATCTTTCACGCTTACCGTAAGGGAAAAACTGACGGAAGCAACCAAAAAAGAAATTATTATTTATGACGGGACAAAGATTTTTGAAAAGTATGAAATTGAGCAGGGCGGTGATGAAGCGGCCGCACTGGCAGAAGCAATGGCCGTATCAGAGAAGTTTAGTTTTACGAAAACGGCTCCGGATGGAACAAGTACGATAGCAGCAGTATCACAAAGTGCATTTACTGCCGGCACAAACCCTACAGTTACGGTTGATTCCTACAGTGCAGGGTTTGAGGCGTTGGAAAGCCGGAAGATGAACGTAATGGTCGTGGATACGGAAGACGTGGCTGTACATGCATTGCTGCAAGCGTTTGTCCGAAGACTTGCAGATAACGCAAGGTTTGCGCTTGCATTTGTAGCTGAAAAGACAACCGCAAGTTTAACATATGAAGACAAGATGGCGCATGCGGTCGAGTTTAATGATTACCTTATGCATTATGTACTGAATCCAAAGGTTAGGGTAAATGGAGAAGTTATTGACGGATACCAGACGGCCGCAATGGTGGCAGGCTTGGTATCTTCTTATCAATGCAAATATTCCATGACGCATAAGGTTCTGATTGGAGCAACGGAACTACTGGAAAATGTGCCGATTGCGGTACTGAATGCGGCACCTTTGAAAGGCTGCATTGCCATTACGCTAAGTAGCAACAAAGAAATCTGGCTGGATTGCGGAATAAACACCTTGATTAATCCGGCAGAAAACCTGGATGATGGTTGGAAGACAATCCGCAGGGTAAAGACACGTTCGGAATTAATTGAGCGTTCCATGACGGCAGCAGATGAATTGGTGGGTGAGGTTGATAATGATGCGGATGGCCGGGCCGCAATTGTATCAGTTGCACAGGGAATCATTAATAACATGATTTCAGAGGGCAGCCTGACATCCGGTACCGCATACGAAGGCACGGATATACAGTCGGATGGAAACTACGCATATTTTGGCATGGATGTGATTGACAAGGAATCTGCGGAAAAGATCTACTTTACGTTCCGGTTCCAGTTCAGCACAAATGTCTCAGCATAAGAATAGGAAGGAGTGAAAGAATATGCCTATTGTTAATACGCAAGCAGTAGTAGATGCACGAAGCGCACGTGCAGGTAAAGATGGAGCTTTATACAACGGCAAAGGTCAAATGCTGGCCACGGTAGATACGTTTTCAAGTAAAGTAAACGTGTCTACGACAGAGTATAAGCCGGTAGGGGTTTTGAATGCACAAAACATAGTAAATGGTACGGCGGTTACACTAACGTTCAGTCAGTATGTTGTGGAGGATGACACTCTGATTCAGGAGTTTATGAAGTTTATGGACACTGGCGTTGTGCCGGAATGGAATTTCACAGGAGTCCTGAAAGGAGACAACGGCTCGGAAGAGCGTATAGTATATCGTAATTGCGTTCCGAATGGCGACATTGATTTACAGAATGTTACGCCGGGTGAGTTGGTTAAGCGTTCATGGACATTCCAGTGTAACGCTACCCCGAACTTACAGAAAAAGTTGAGGAAATAACATGTTGACTAAGGGATGCCTGAATACCAGGTGTCCCTTTCCGGTTTGGAGGGAAATTTTATGGCAGATAAAGAGAAGATTGAAGTGGTAGATGAAGAGTATACGGAAGAACAAACAAAGAATCAAATTTTGATGAGTGAAGAAGATATTATTTCCGGTTTGCTTCAGGCAGCCGGAATTGATGAAGATTGTACAAAAAATATTGAGATAGCAAGAGGGGGAAAGGTCTTATTCGCATTCAGGGTGCGCCCTCTTGATGATGAGGAGTACGATAAATGCAAGAATAAAAATACGAAATACGTGAGAAATAAACACCTTGGAATGAAGATGCCGGAAAACACGGACAGCGTGAAATACCGTAGTTCCTTGATATATACCGCAACGGTGGAAGAAGACAG